GCAAGCCTTTCCTTTGAAGTTGTTACCTTCTTGGACCAGAGAAGTAATCTTGTGTGAAACGCGGTCAAGGTTGACGGTAGGACCATCGGGGTGACCGAGTTCTCCAAGAGCACGACCCTTGTTTACAAAGTTTTCGCAGTAGCGATCAACTTCGCGGGCGAGGGTTGAAATGGGATACATTCTCCCATTGCGGTTCTTGATTTCACCTTGAAGAAATACACCTTCGATGTATAACTTCTTGTTGGCACCCTTACCTTCGGTGATAACCTTTACGTTTGTTACTTCTTCTGTGATGAGTTTCATTTCTATTATGCTAAGACTGGATTGTTGTTTTCGTCGTGTCTCTGATATGTTCCAACACCGACTGGATTATTATTTTCATCATGTCTTTGATATGATGAAATGATTCCTACTGGATTGCAATTTTCATCATGGCGAACATAATCTGAATTGAAATCTTCATATGTAAGCGTGGACCATCCTTCAGTTCCACCAAAACGAGTTACTGTTGTAAATCCTGGTTGAGGTGACACAGGATTGCAGTTTTCATCATGGCGAATGTAGACCATTATTCTTCCTCTTGTGATCCTAGATCATACATTGATGCTGCAACTTCAGGACGAAGTGCTTCAATCCTTTCTGCAGTTTTAGCAAAGATAGCATCTTTGATTGCTGCTGAGATTTCGGCGGGTTTAGCGTCTGTCGCAATAGCATTAACAACGTTTTCCATAAAAAATCAATATGACGGTATGATTATTTATAATTTATATCTTGCCGCCCTTAGGTTCAGGAAGAACTGCTGTTTCTCCAGGATCTGCTTCTGCTGCAGCAGGATCAATAGGAACTTCTCCACCTTCTCCAGAAATTGCTTCACCACCCTCTTGTGGAAGTGGTTCTCCTGTAATCGGATCTACTTGAGATGGATCTGGCAAAATACCTTTTGAAATCTCATCTTCAATTTGCTCATCAATCTCAATGATTTCCGCATCAGTTTGACGTAGAACCTTCTTTCTTACATATTCAGTTGAATAGTACTTGCCAATGTATGGTTCAATAGTTGAAAGAATTCCTAGTCTATTTTGAATCAACTCTGCATCTTTTAATTCTGCAAACTGATTATCATATAAGAAATCATATTGAATATGATCGCTAATTTGCTCCCAATCTTCTGGAGCAATAATATTTTTAAGAATTAGTTGTGTCTTTAGTAGATCGTTGAAAAGATTGGCAAATCTCTTTCTCAGTCTTCCAACAAACTTTGCAAAGTTAAGTTCGTCTCTTAAAATTTCTGAAGATCTTCCTAGATTAAATCCATCTCCACCACCAGGCATTCTGGTTTCTGGAACTCCTAATGATCTATAGAGTTTTTTCTGGAAATATTCAATATCGGAAAGTTCTCCAAGATTTTGTCCACCTGGAAGAGTGGTGATCTCTGTTCCGCGTCCACCTTCTCTACGTGGCAACCAGAAATCTTCCATCATCGACATATATTTTCTGTCGTCGCGGATTTCTCCAGTATTAGCATCATAAACAAGTTTATTGCGATAACGATTCATTACGTCACGCAAATATTGTTCTGCTTTTACCTTTGGTAGATTGCCCACATCGATGTAGAAAATTCTACGTTCTGGTGCGCGTGACAATCTGTAGATAACAAGGGAATCCTCAATCATACGAAGTTGATTAAGTGCCTTAATTCCTTTGTGTAGATATGAAAGAACAGTATTTTTATTTCTATCAACTAGACCAGAAGTTACGTATGTGATAGAATCTTTTGAAATTGTAATTGATTGCTTTGCTTGGTTTAGACCTGGTGCACCCCCAAGACTCTGAGAATATACAAAATGCTCTTCGATTTCTGGATAATCAATCTGCCCATTGCGAGATAAAGAACCTCTAAGATTTGGTCCTGGATCCCCAGGCTTTCTCTTTTCTTTTCTGATATGTTTGATTTTTAGTGGATCAATATATCTAATTTCCTTAATACCATCTGCTGGATTCTCAAAATCAATTACTTTTAGATAGAAAAGTCTACCATCAACATACCAGTTCCTAAAGATTTCATGAGACTTTTTATCAAAGTCCATGATTTCCTTAATTGTTTTAAATTCTTCTCTAATTGCCTTCTTTAATCTATCGCTAGCATTAAGGTTTGATAATTCAACCTCAACTGGGGAATCATAAAGATCACTAACGATCGCTTCATTTACAATATCTTCGATTGCTTTATCGCATTCTGGATGCAAAGACATCTCACGATAACGCCTAATCAAATCGTATTCAGTCTTATAGACACCTTCAATGTCTACATACTGTCCATAGAATCCTGATTGAAGATAGAAATCAACCCCGTCCTCATTATTTTGAGGAACGGGGGATACTATGCCTTTGGATTTTTTTACCTGATCTTCAATCGAAAAACCAAAAAGTCTCGCCATTTTATAAGTAACCGAAGAATCTATACTTCAACTATTTAGTTAATATCGTCACCGCCTGCTGCGGGACCTCTACCCTTCATTGCTTCCCACCAGTGAACTTGCATTTCAACGGTGAATTCCTGAATGCCTTCAGTATCATAAGAAAGGTTGATTGGAGCAATATTTGTTGGGAAGATGTCGTAGAAGTGGTACGCTCTTAGAGTTTCTCCACTACGATCTAACTGATAAACAAAAGCATCTGCCTGATACGATGCTGGATCTGTTGAACCAGTAGCATCAGAAACTCTATTGATTGAGTTCATCCACTTCTCAAAAGCAGAGCGGATAGCAAAATCAGTATCGTTGATGATTGTGATGGTCCAACTATCAAACGTTCTGTCTCCAGCGACGTGAAGAACACGACCTCTGAATGGAACAGTGATATCTGAAATGTTGGAAGCGGGCAGGTTTGCTGCCTTTACCAAGAATCTTGATTTCTCAAGAACTTCTGAACTAGCGGGAGCAATATCAGGGAATGAAAGAACTACCTCAAATAGGTTACTTCTAGCACCTCCACCTACAAGTTTACTCTTGAAGTCAGTAATCTTTCTTAGTGGGGGTGGATTAAGTTGATTTCTGGTTGCCATTTTTTGTGCCTCTAAGTTTAATTAAGAAAATTAACGGTATCAAACGTTTCCGATTACTTCTTCAAAAGCAACACCAGTACGGGTTGCTACGAAGGTTAGACCGATGAAATTGATCGATCTTGCAGGCTTGATGTAGATGTCAGCGACAAACTCATTGTTGTCAATGACAGCGGCAGTGTTATTTGTTTCGTCACAAACAACAACATAATCTTGAATTCCTCTCTTAGCCTGTACATCGCGGAGGAATGGTTCAACGATATTTACAAAGTTTGTTCTTGTAATTTCATCGTTAAACTCAAAGAGTTGATCTTTTGCTGCTGCTGAAATTGCATCCTCAAGATAGAGGAACAATCTACGAACATTGATGCGATCAAAAGCAGAAGATCTTGCTAGAGCAGTCTTATCGCCAAATAGAATGATTCCAGATCCAGGTGAGAAGATAACTGGGTTGATTCTATTGGAATAGAGAACGTCTCTTTGTGCCTTGGATGGTGTGTATGCCAACTTAACAGCATTTAGAATTGTTCCTCTTGCTGTTCCTGCTGGTGAGAACCATGGGAAGTTGTTGATATCATTTCTAGCACAGAGTCCAGCAATATCACCATTTAGAGGTACATATCTGAATGTGTTATTGAAACGATCATACATGTACTTGTATCCACTATCGAATACGGCGTATGATGAAGAAGGTAGTGGGGCATAGAATCCAACTACATTATCTGTAATTGAACTGCTTGAGTTTACAGTGGCATCTCCAACTCCACTTTCTGTTAGGAATGCTCCTCTGTATGGAGAAATGAATGCGATAGCATCCTTTCTTTCTTCAGCAACAGCAATCAATTTGCTTGCCAGTGCTTGTGCGGTTTCTTGACCATATGCAGCAGAACCCATGATCAAGAAGTCAACATCATATTCTTCTGCGTTTGAAAGAGTTTCATACCCACCAGAAAGATCAGCAAGTGTTGAACTTAGTGAGTTGTCTGCTCCAAGAGCAGTACTATAATCATAGTTGTGACCGCTTGCCAGAGTTAGTAGATTGTTACCAGTTGCTGAGAAAACAATGCTATCAGCATCCTGATCCCACCCATCATCTGCTTGTGGAGTATATCCAGAACTAAATCCAGTAGTGGTGATACCTGCAGGAGCACTACCACCAAAGATGTATTCTGAAGATTCTGCGAGGAACTTTCTCCAATATGAAGGACTTCCTGCTGAGAACTCCGCATCTTTTGCCTTGGAAAGTCCAAGATGCTTTTCAATGACAGTACCAACGGTTCCTGTGATTTCTCCAGTTCCATCAATGACTACAACGTGTAGTTCGTCGTTTCTGCCGTTTCTTGCTTCAGCATATGAAGTTGTTCCTGGTCTGTTTGCTAGAGAATTCCACTTAAGTGTTGTGGTGGTAACTCCAGATGTTACAGTGATCGATTGTGAATCAAACCAATCAGCAGCTGCTGTACAAGTTCCGTATCCAGCGATGGTGCCGCTAGTATCGGTTGCCATTCCTACTTCGGTTCCTGTTCTAAATCTCCAGGTTCCGCCAGCGGTGTAATCTACCTTTGTCTCGTTTCCAGATGGGTCAACATAAGAGTTAACCTTTACTTTAACCGAGTCATTTCCAGCACCAACTTCGGTAACGATACCCTTGAGATAGTATCCTGTTAGAGATGAAGTTGAACCTGCTCCGATTAAAGTTAACCCATCGAGAGATTGAGTTACTCCATATCCAACTGCTGAGTCTGGGAAAGAACCAGTTAGGATTTGGTCGGCAAAAGAGTCGATTAGTGCTACCTTGATTCCATTACCCCAGGAACCAGGATATCTTGCTGCTACGGTTACGTTACTAATAGTGTTCTCGTCATAACCCTTGGTTACATAATCGTCGGCACTATTAATAGTAATACTTGTTGCTGCTCCTGCTAATGCATTAGTAAGATTGTTTCCAGCTGCTCTTACAACTCTTAATCCACCACCGTATGCTAGGAATGAAGAAGCAGTAAGCCAGTGCTCATAGTGCTTATCATTGCTATATGGTCTGCCAAAGACGTTAAGTAATTCCTGCTCATTCTGAACTAGAGTTGGCAAGTTTACGGGACCCTTGGCAAAAGGAGCTACAATTGCTCCAATCTTATCAGTAGTTGGATCAATTCGTCCGTTGGTAAGATCAACCTCTCTTACTATAATTCCAGGAGATGCTAAATTTAAAGGCATCTTTTATTCTCCTACAAGTCCAGAATATTTCTAAAAATATTTATTAAAATGTCTACTTTGATTGGGGAAACAGTGCGCGAACAAACTTACCAGTCAGGATATTCCCATTTAGACTTTGGTGCTTTCTTTTTTCTGGTCTCTAATACCCTCTTCTTAGTACACTCTTTACACTCATAAGAATATGATGATGGGAAAGAACCTCTACCTTTTCTGCTTAAGTAAAAATCTTCTATTAGGTTTTTTGTTTGCCCACAGACTCTGCATTCTCTCTCATAAAGGAGAACATATTCTAAATTAACCTGCTTATCTACATCCATCTACATGTAGTCCCACATGTAT